ACGTCAAATGCTAACTTCTTCACTTGAAGTTCTTGCCCCATTATATCCTCCTTAGACTTAACTTGAGTAGATTGTACAGTCATTGGAATCTTATCAATAGATGCCTTAACTATTTCCTTATCACTTAAGTTCTGTCCCGCAAATCCCGCCTGCTTTCTCATTAATAATAACTGCTCAGGACTAGTAGCTTGCAGTCTAGCTAACTCTTGGTCAGCGTAGTCCATCGTAACAGTCTGTCCATTAACAACCATAGTCTTTGGAGCAGGAGGTATCTTATTGCCTTGTGCGTCTAAGGTCCATCCCGCAGGAAGTTCCCCTTGCACTCTCATTAAAGCACCTGTCTTAGGGTCTTTAATATCTTGAGATATTTTCTGATAAGGATTAGATGACAAGTAAGACTTGCCAAACATCTTAAACGAATCCAAGTTATCTGAATAAGTACTTGCTAATGCTTGTTGTAAATCTTGAGGATTCTTAACCAAGTTCTCGTCTCCCATTTTAGCAGACAATTCTTTATAAAACTTTTCAAAGCTAATCAAGTTATCCTTATTAGCTATCCCTAATTGTAACATTCTTTCATACTCTTTAGCCCCTAAATCATATCCTTGCTTAAGGTCTCCTATCTCGGATACTTGCTGACGCAAATCACCTAATGAAGAGTAGTCTAATTTTCCATTCTTCATTATAGCAGAACTTGTCTTGGATAACAAATCATTTGCTTTAGCTGTAATATTCTTCTGCCCAAATATGTTTAAGTTCTTTTTAAGAGCTTCAATATTTTGAAAAGTATTTTCTGCTAAGTTATAATCTCTTTGCTTCTGTGCAATTACTTGGGTAAATATATCTCCGATTCCTGCTTGTGCTTGCTGAAATCCTTGTTTAATGCTTTGCGACGGGTCGTATATATATGCCATTTTTATTTAGGAAGTCTGGTTATTGGCAAAGAATTCATTTGTCCAAAAGTAGAAGGTAATTGAAATTGAGTAGGAAGCGCTCCCATTCTTTGTGCAAAATATGATGGGTTGTAATCTGTACCTGTATTTGCTTTCCCTTGTGGGTACATTGCACCAAGCGTAGACATATTATTATTTTGTGCCTGAACTCCCATTAATCCCGAACCTATCCCTGAGGCTATTCCTCCAATACCTGACCATATAGCAGACTTAGCGTTTTGTACCGCTGCAGCCGATGCTTGTTGTTGTTCGAATAAAGATTGGTCTAATGCCATTCCTCCTTGAAATTGGTCTTGAGATAATCCTAATAACTGTTGTTGTTTTTGTGATTCGGATTGAAACTGTAGACCTGCTTGCTGTGCTTGTGCTGCAGCAGTCTGACCTAAAGATTGTAGGTAGTTTTGCTGAGCTTGTTGTTGCATCTGTTGACGTTGTTGCTGAGAATTAATGTCGATGTTTTGCATTTGAGCACCTTCTTGTTGTTGTCCCATTAAAGCGGCTGTTAACAAGTCAGATGATGAACCTCCTGCACGTTGAGCAGCGGCTAATGTATTAGCTGTAGACTGCCTAGCTTGCTCCCTCATTATATCTTCTCCTGCTACGCGACCACCGCCTGCCATACGCTTACTTAATTCAGCAACTTGTTCTGCTTTAGTATATTTACTAATGTCTCCTTGATATGTTTTAAGTCCCTTAGCTTGATTAATTAAATCCCCGTAGCCTTGGCTAAATTTTGCTTTTTGCTGTACACCAAATTGAGTTTGTCTATCAAACTGTCTTTGAGCTTCATCGCTCTGCCCTATAGCACCAACTACCCCTAACACTCCCCCTACTGCACTAGCAGCCATCCCCCAAGGGGTAAGCCCAGAAGCAGCTCCTAATAAATCTGAAATCCCTGGCATAATATTAATATTTATTTCAAAGTTAATGAATTTTACTTATATATTTTTTAACTGTGTCCCGTTATAGGATTTACTTCTATATCTATAGAATTAACACGCATATTCTGCGTTTTATCTTTAAGCGTTAACAAGAAATTATTTAAATAACCCACAATATAATTGCCGTTTATAATCCCACCTGTAGAACTACTGTCCCTCATTACGTGGGCGTATATCCTATTGTCTTCTAAAAGCCAATTAGTTTCGTTTATTGCACTTGTTTGACCGTTCTCGTTAGTGATGTCTACCGTTAACAAAGAAGCCTTAACGTAGTTGGCTTGATTGTAGTCAATCACGTTCATATTATGTAGCACCGCTATATTTAGAGGCATCACAGGCAGTTGGCTATTAACAACAAACTTAATGTTACCATTAGCCGCTGCATTGCCAAAGAACGCATTGTAATCCGTTTTACTATTACTTTCTAATGAACGGTACAGTACACCACTACCCGACTTAAATAACAACATCCTATCCCCGTAGCTTTCTGCAAAGCTTGACACAAAGTCGTACGCTGCAATCCAACGCTTTAAGTTATCTGAGTATCCTAAAGACTGAGTCTCGTTACCTACGGCAATAAAGCACATATTATGAAACGGGTCATACGAGAAGTTAGCTATACCACTCTTGCTTCTAAATGCAGAACGCATATAGGTATCACTTGGGATTTCTAGTCCATCTGGAGTATATTTAACTACTTTTTTATTAAAGTCATCCCACCACCATATAGTACCCTTGTAGTTCATCACAGAACGCTTGTCTATCATCCCTAGGTTATTACCAAAGTTTCTGATAGTACCAATCATATTGGCTGTTAGTGAACGAATAGAGGCGTTGTTTCCTTGAGATAGTTCTTGCTCTCCTAGCATTATATAGGCAGACTCACGCTTACATAACACAATCATCATACTACCGTTTCCTTGTAGCCTAGACGCTCTCTGTAGTCCCGTAATCTCTCCGTTCTCAATAGCTACATCGTTGCTATCTAAGGAAAAGAATGAGCTTATGTTATTAATCTTAGTCCCCTGCACATAATTACCTCCGTACCTAATTGTATTGGTCCTTGGAGTTGTTACAATATTCTGAGCAGAAAGTAGTGGCTTACCCGAAGAGGTGTTCCAATACGGATTAGTTATTGCGTTAGATATAGAACGAAACAAGTACTTAGTCTTAGTCGCCGATATTTCTGCGTTATAGTTATAAGAAGTAATGCTCTTAACAGGAGTTCTATCTCCATTCCAATTAAATACAACACTGTTAGTTTGACCTGCCTTTTTTGTAACTGTTACGGTTGATGTGTCAACATTTCCGTCGGCACTAAATAGTAGTGTTAATACAACATAAAATGCGTCATTAGGATTAATGTCCTCTTTTGTGTCATTCTTAAAATCAATAACTTGGGTTGATGTCAAATCTACTACAGTCCCAGCTGTTGCCATAAGAACAGAACGATATCCTCCTAAAAGATTAAATTCCTTTCCAAATTTTTCGGGGGTTTTATCATATAATGATGTGGTATTATTAAACGGATTGCGATATACTTGTGCTACAATTGCATAATTAATACTTCCTGCGAATCCAGTCTCCAGCGAAAGCAATGCCATAACTTCGGTTGCCTGAAGATTATAAGTAACAGAAAGTTTATTAACCCCAGACTCTTGCTCTCCAATAATATAATACCCACTCATTTTAAATGAAGTGCCCGAAGCTGCGGCAGTATTTGTATTATTAAGCAATGCCGCCCCGTCACCATTAGTTGGGATAGATGTTAGTGTAGGTGTTTCTGATTTAGGTGTAGCTATATACCCTCCTGAATTTATTGGTCCCACAACACCAAGTTGAAGGGTGCTAAATGCGTGAGTTGAATTAACAATTGTAACTACGTCCTCTACTACGGGACTTCCTTTAGAAACATCTGTTGTAAATGGAGATGTCACATAAGTAGGCATATCTATTGTAGAGAACACCATATCTCCTAGTAACTTACTTGTAGTATTACTATTTAATGTGCCGCTTCCAGAAAATACAACGTTACTACCAGTTCCCTTGGCTGATATGTCAACTAAGTTTCCGTATTCATAGAACACTAAAGACTCGTCCTCCTGCTGTTGTTTAGGGGTGTATATTTCAAAGGCTAAAGTAGATGGGTCTACCGTAGTAGTATTAGTCATCACGTCGCCTGAATACGCACAATATATTAAATTGTCGTTCTGCCCTATAATCTTTAAATCAAGAATTCCATTAGGGTCAGGAGTTTTAATAGATACGTAATCGCCTTGCTGCCAAGTATATATCCTACCTGCACGAATCATCCCCATCATATCAATGACAAACGCATTAATTTCTTTTAAATCGTCTTTGGTTACTGATTGAACAAAGCTCATTAACGTAGTAACTTCTTTAGTCTTTTCGTCTACCGTAGTCTTCTTTAATTCAAAAAATATACTACTAGCGTATCCTTCAAAAACGTATGACTTAGATATATTTTTAGTATATACTAATTGAGCATACTTTGCCCAAGTTGGTGGGGCAGTTGTAAATGTTACTGTTACTGTAGGAATTACTTTTGTTGCAAAATTTCCTGTAGTAAATTTATCATATTTTTCTACACCCCTAGTCTTCATTGCCTTGTCATAGTAGGCAACCCCTATTGCGTAAGTTGAATTATTTGCAAATGGCTTAATATAAGTAGATGCATCAGTCTCGCTACTTGATACCGCAGCAGAGTCACCTAAGTATGACTTTAATGTAGAGCCAGCAGGTAAAGTATATCCATCTGCAATAGCAATAGCTATAGTATTGGTTGTATCGTAGTCGTCCTGTATGTTGGCTAGAAATATCCTATTTTTTGCTATCTCTATATTCTTTGTCCATACAGGCACTGCATCAAATGGCTTTCCTGTGGTAATAACATCTAAACTTTCAAATATCTGCCCTGTCCAATCAAATGTAGTTGAATCGGTTCCAATGAGATTAGAATCAATTCTTCTCCACGTGCCATTGTTTCCTATTCGAACATATACCTCTAGGTATTTTGCATAAGCAGGTTTACCAGTAAAATCGTAACTAAACCTATACTTTACGGTATCTTTTTCTCCTTTATAAATTTGAGTATAATTACTTAACGCAGAATACTCATAATTATCATACTGATATCTATAGGCAAACTGAAAGTCGGTAGACTCTAAGAATTCTACTGCTATAGAAGTGCCAACTGTAACTGTCTTAACAATAATTGAAACGTTATTAGGCGTAGCTTTTTGTAATGTTAAATTATCTATTGCTACAGTTTGACCAAGTGTCCTTTTATTGTTTGCATTTGATTGGTTAAACCAAAATGATAAAGGAGTTCCATCACCTGCGTAGTTCCAAACTAAACTATCTCCAATAATTCGCAAGTCAGGAATTAATCCTGCTGCAGCTCCGTGAGTATAAGAAAGTATAAGTACAGGGTCTACTAATGCACCCGTTGAAGAGTTAACCGCTATCTTATAAATAGAAGCAACTGTAGTTACATAAGCTAGCACATATATAGAACCATCTGTATCTTGAGCTGTGTCTACGATTGTACCTGAGATAGCCGTAAGTCCTGTAGTCTTAATAGAGTCCAACATCCTAATAGCACCCGCCCCTCCATCCTTGCCAGCGTCAAACACAATATTATTAGCTGAAAGGTAATCGCCTACAGGTAAGTTATTAGCGTCGACATCTTGATTTAAACCACCAGTTGCTCTTAGACTTATTTTAGTCATCTCTTAAATATTAAGTGTTAGTTTTTAAGACTACCAACAATTCCGTTTCTTATTGAACCAAGTACTTCTGCAAAGTCTGTAGCATTCATCCTAGACCTAAATATTCTACGAGCATTGTCGTATTCTTGTTTAGCTAGCTGATACTTGCCTAACGTAGTTCCTTCTACCTTAACTGCCATCATTTGTATGTACTTTGTAATTACATCTGTAGCATACGGAGTGACAACGTTAGCTGTAGAGCTAGACACCGCTGAGGTCATATATGTTAACGTAACCTTAGTTAGTATCATTCCGTTACTAAACACAATCTCTTGGTTAGTTTCGTCTATGTCATAGGTTAACTTAGGTGCTCTTGCCCTACCGTAGTACCTTCCTACAAGTTCACCCCTAGTGTTCATATTATTAGAACCTGAGATTAAGTTGTAGTTTATTTCCGCGTCATAGTTTATGCTAAGGCTAGACTCATAAGGAATCCTATTGCCAGCTGAATCGTAGTTGTACTTCTTATTTAAAGTACGTTCTCTTTCCATTGGAAGTAATCTCTCGCCGTGTTTAGCCGAGATGTCGATAAAGTCAATAAAGTCATTAGGTAAGACAGCTCTTTGGTAAGACGTTACATCTAACTCAACTACTTTTATGTTGCCTAAATTAAAGTCCATAGACAACTCGTCTGTAATCCTTAATGCGTGGTGTAAGTACCTTGTATAGTAATGTAATGGAAGCCCGTTGTCTAACAACGCATCTCTAACAATTATATTTATAGACTTAGTTTTCATATCTATTGAGCTTGTTGTTGACTAGCTAGTTCTGCTTGTGAGACTCTACCTCCGCTAATTATATTTAATACTTCTGTAATTACAGCAGACTCTACCTCAGGAGATATAGGTAGCATATCATTGTCCGCAAACTGAGAAAAGTCGGATGCTAGTATGTTAATTATAACAGAACTTATTGAACCGTTTCCTGCTAATGTAATATCTTTTGTAAAGAAAACCTTCTTACCTTGAACGTAGTATCCAATTTGTCCCTCTAAGAACTTTAGGTTAGCTCCTTGAAATACCAACACATCTTGTGCAGGAATAGGGATATAAGGAGTCATTGCCGCATTAGATGCAGAGATACTCCATATACCCATATCTAATGGCAATGTTAATGGGATAACAGGGAGTGTTATAGAAGAACGGTTGTTAGGTGCGTCGGCAGTTACAGATGCAGTATATTGAATAAGACTACACTTAGGTATATCTACCAACCCTGCCTTAAATGACTCAGCTACTTCAAGCTTCAATATCTTGTTAATAGCTTGACTTACAAGAAGCATTACCTCAGGGATGCTTATAACATCTGAGGGGTTATCTTTGTCAAGAAAACGAGCATAGATTCGTTGAATTTGTTCACTCAGAATTGCTTTTGTATTTGCCATTATCGTTCGTCATTTGACTGGTTAGCATCTTTTATTTGTTCTGTCTGAAGAAGTATAGGGCTGTCCAAAGTTACTCCCAAGTACATTAATGTTCTTGCGTAGATGTCTCCTAAGAATCTATCTGAGATATCTAAATCTACAGAACCTCCCCCAGCGTATGTTATATTGCCATTAGATGTAGTAAAATTGAAAACTGCCGTAGTAGGCTTCTTTACATACACAAGTGTGTAATCCAAAGTTGCCGAAACGGGAACAGGGGCAAACTGAATCTTAGCAGCATTTGCACTATCCATAAAAATGGTTGCCGCAGGATATGAAGTAGATGGGGTTATTATCTTAGAGTTTGTTACCTCTAAGAACTCATCCCAATTGTATAATGTCCCTTCGACTAAGTTTCCACTAACTGTTAAATAAATAGTCAATCCTTCTAAGTAGTCAGCAGGCAAGTTTTGTGTACCCGTTGAAGAGCCTACTGAAAAAGAGGTTCTCTTAGTCAGTAAGTGGTCGTAGTCAAATTTCTTTGTCTTTTTATACTTAAAAACAATAGCTGAAATCCAATCGGAAACAGCTCTGTTTAGGTACAAGTCTATATCTGACGGAGACACGAATCCAGCCTTATTCTTTTTTAGAATGCTTCTAATAAACTTATGTGCCTCTTCGATTGAAACTGCCATATTATTATTCTTTTAATTTAGACCAAAGTTAATGATTTTTTATTATATACGACAATCCCCCAACTCATAGAATCAAGGGATTGCGAAATAAACTTAAACAAAAAAATATTATACTAAATCTATTAACTTCGAGAGCTTTACAACGATTTTCTCTTCTATATCAAACTTCGCTTCATTTAGAACCTGAATGGCGTCCAATGATTCTAATAATATCTCTAGCTTACTACCAAGCATTGAAATTCTTTTTATTTCGTGCAGGTCTTTTTCTGTATAGATATTATAATTGTTGTCTCCGAATTCCATTATTTCCCTTGTCCTTTATAAAGTTTGATGTAATTTTTTGAACCCTTTGATGAGGATGTCTTTGTCTTTGCGTGGACACCCTTGTTCTTTTTCTTAGTTTTAATCCTAAATACTGTAACGTTTAAAGCCTTTGCCATTAGTTGTAGGATAAAATATTCTGAAGTAAATATAACCCAAAATGATTAAAGTTTCAAATATAAACGACATCCAAAGCCAAGTAGGATACGTTACTTTTGTCACAATTTTTTCAGACGCTTTAACATCAGAAGTTTCCTTATAACGATACTTATTCTCATAAACATTCCTTATAGAGTCGATGTTTACGGTGGCTTGAATCTTGCCCTTGTAAGACCTTATAATTATCTTTCCTTGTGGTAGCGTTATCTTGCTATAGAAAGTCGTTAAGATGCCAGCAGAATCGCAAGGATTGTCTATTGTTAGCGTGTCGTGTACTGCGTGAAACTTGACAATAGTCTTTTCGTTTACAATCGTATCAATGCGTATCTTTTCGGATACAACTGTTACTACTTTACTTGGCTTACAAGAACCAAGGAATACCATAAATAATAATAAGTAAATCGGTAAACTTCCGAATTTGGCACGTTTATTTTCCATAATTTGTCATATTTTAATAGTTTATTCCTTGAAGTATAAATTAATTTCTGCTATTCTTCTATTTCTTAGTCCTACGTTAACAACTCCGTTAACCTTAGTCCATCTCATAAACTGAGTCTTTATCTCATCGTCAGACTTATATTCGTTAACGCATTTCAATAACGTAGAGTTTTTAAAAGCATTTGCCCCACAATTATATGAGAACAACACCAAGGAATCAAACTGATTCTGAGTAATGTCATCTCTTGTGTAAGCGTCTACGCTTCTTTCAAAGTGAACTAATAAGTCATCTAATAAACAAGATGCCTCGTATTCTCCAATAGGAGCGTCTGCCAAGTGAACTCTTTTCCCATCTTTGTAGTATGTAGAACCATAGCCAATTGTGGCAATTCCTGCACCATCTAAATAAGGCTTTGCCCTAAATCCTTCTAGGTGCTTTAATACGGTTAGCCCGTTAGTACTAATATTAGTAATTCTCTCCATCTGGATTATCTGCTTTTCTTTGTCTTCTATTTGCAAACTTTGATACCGTAGCGTTTGTTAATGATGCGGCTAATATACCTAACACAATGTTCTGTAGACCGTCATTGGTTGGATAAAATAGCAATAGCCCTAAAACAATAAAAGACCCAATAATAGATATGAGTCTTGTGTGTGAGTAGTTACCCTTTTCATCCTTAAAGAATTCAGTCAACATCTTTCTTAGTCTTAATAACTTCTTCTGTTTTATAATAATAGTATCTAATAGCAAATGAACCTGATATAATTGCAACTACTCCTGCTATAATTCCTACAAAACTTTGAATACTTGCTAAAGAAACTGCGGCACTAATTAAACTAAGAGCTACGTTTATTATTCCTGTTTCAGGGCTACTATTGTTCATTTATCTTGTAAGTTATGTTACAAAGATAAACCACTTTAATCCTATCTCAAAATCTTTTTATAGGTAATCTCCCAATCTTTTTGGAATCTACAAATATTATATACTAGGAAGGCGATAAAACTTACGCATACCGCCCCCCATATTATAGCAACCCAAATTAATTGGTTATCAGTCATTATCTTTAGCTAAGTCTTCCTTAACTAATTTGAATACTAAATTGTAATTACCTTCAGAATCAATTTTTTCTAAGTCAGCTACAGTCAAAGGATTGTACTCAATCTCTTCTTCTTCAGATAATAACTTAGCCCATTCGTCTTGGAACTCAATAAACTTAGGATTAACCTTTGTCTTCTCTTCGTCTAAGAATGTTTCAATTCCGATGCTACCATTCTTCTCTTCGCCAAACTTCTTGATAAGTTCGTCACGCAATACCTCAATAGTCTTTTTCTTAGAAGTTAACTTATCAGATAACTTTGTTAGCCAATACTTAGTAGCTAAGTTCAATTTCTCTTTAAGAAATCCTGATAAAATTTGTTCTCCTGATTGAGGATTTACATAGCCATTTAACTGGGCTTCTAATGTTAGCAGTTCTGCTAATGACAATTTAATCTTTTCCATTCTGTTTGATTTAAAATTTTACAAATATAATATTAATTCTCCCATTTTTCTAACGGGCACTTCTGTTCTTTAGGACTATCTATAGGTGTATATATCTTACCTTGTAGAGGGCAACCGCAGCTACCACATAAGAAATAGTTATTAACTAAACCACCTGTCATATTCTTTACGTCAACTTCTTGTAGTGATGGGCAAATAGAACAAACCGCAGAACGCTTGTCAGCTAATTCTTTCTGTTCATCTGTATGAAAAACGGCTATACCCCAAGCCTTTGCAATCATTAGAAATTTATTCATCTCTCTTTTGTTTGGTTGTGCAAATATAAACTATTTTATTATGCAAATATAAGAATAAAAACAATAATATTAACAACTGTATGATTCTTGAACTGCTGCACCATTACCATAATTAGTTATGTAAACAGAGCTTGCATTAACACAAGGAGTCTGCCCAATACTACCCGAAGAGTAAGCGTAGAAACTAAAGTATCCTATTCCCCCATTACAGTAGGTGTAGTATCCATCAACGTAGTATCCGTAGTCGTAGGCAATAATGTCGTACACCTTACATACCTGAATAGCCGTACAAGAGCCTGCCGAGTTAGCATAGTTCTGTCCATCATTAGGGAAGTTTGAGTTAGCAGTTGCGTCAGCTCCCGATTGGTTAAGAATACCTGTATATGAGTAAGTATTTGAAT